AGGTCTGTCATTTTTCCCATTGCCTTGAATAAAACCGAATCATCACCTGCTGATGGTAGGCGATTCTTAGCGGCTAAAGGAGAGGCTTGAAAATCCATATTGGTCGGGATAGAAGGATAAGGAGAAACAACGATTTCTGCTAGGATTGCCGAGCCTAAACCGTTGTATGGAACCGTATCGTTGAATAAATCGGTTTGAATCAAGGAATGTCTTTTGCCTTCCATTAAATTGATTCGCTTTTGAAGGTAGGCGTTCCCATCCACATCGGTTGTAACGCTGTTAATTTCAATGGTTTCTTTGATGATTGATACTGGCATATTTTGTCCTCCTAGTAAATATAATTATTAATTTATTAATTCTATCTTAATTCTTCTTAGCCTTGGCATGAGCCGCCTTAACACACGCCTTGAAACCGTTTTTCTTCCACTTGCCGTTTTTGAGCGTATACTTAGGCTTTAGAGCCTTAAACGCCCTCTCGTACCGCTTGGTATAGGCAGACTTGGTTTTGGCGGCTCTAGGGGCCTCTATGGAGGCTTCTAGGGCTGCTGCCTGTTCTACTCCTTCGTTGAAGTCTTGAACGTTGCCGCCAGTAGGAACAATGGTCTCACCTGCTCGGATGTAGATTTGCAGTGAGGGGGAGCCACTGAGCAGATGAGATTCGTGTGCAGGAATAGCAATCATAGGAATGGGGATTGTAATGAAGTCATCAGCCAATCGGTTTAATGGGTCAAGCATGACAAGTCCCGCAGCAAGTCCAAAAGCGGCTCTAGTGATGCGCCCTGCGCCTTCGCCTACTTCTTCTCGCTTTTCCATGAGTCTATCAAGAGCCTCGTCCTTAGTTCGTTTACGCCCCAAAGAAATCACCTCAGAGGTCTTGAGCCTGAGTGAGCATCTGGGTCATGTCTTTTGAAGTGATTTTCTTAGGTTGTGCGATGAGCATGACATCTAGTTCGTTGGTTCTGTCTGCCAAAAGTGAACGTGTTACACCACTGCATGAAATTCCAATCAGAAGGTCTGTAACGACATCGTAGCCTTCGGGATGAAGGTCGGGAGTGCCGTAAAAGACGGTTTCAGTACATTGAGTAGAGATGTTTGCGCCACCTGCTGCAAGTTGTGTGCTCTCTCTCTGCATAATGCAAAGGACATTTGGGGAACCAATGCCGACGTCTGCTACGTTTTCGTAGGCTGTTGTGGTTGCGAATACCTTGACAATAGCCGAATCAGAACCAGTTTCGTTGAAATCAATCATCCATTGAGGCCAACTGCCAACAGGAAGGTCAGGAGACCGAAGTTGAAAACGAACTTCCTTGATTGCGAGACCACGATTCTCTACAATATTTACATAATCTGATAAGTCGATTCGACCATATACGAGGTCTGTAGTACCCGTATCTGTGATGTCGAATTGAAGTCTGTCTCGTAGGATAACGTCTGATGCGCCTTTTGCCATGTTTGAGAAGGGTAGAGCCGATAGTTTATGTAGTAGATAGTCCAGCATAGAAGTAAGGGCTGTTTCTCTCATTGACTCTCTCTCTCTCTCTACTCTCTTCTCTCTTCTTCTTTTTTCTCTCCAAAATATAATATTAATAATAAAATAAGTTTATATCCAGATTCCTCTTCGCTTGGGATATGGGAAGAAAAACCATTTCAGCAAAACAACGCAGCATACCAGTCAGTTTCTCGGTCAAGCCACAACTCGCGGACCGAATCGAGGACATGGCATACGACCAACGATTTACTCGTTCCAAGTTTCTTCAAGAAGCCGTACTGCGATACATCAACTTTATTGAAATGGGTGGTCTAGAATCCTCTGAAAACGTCACCGACATGACTCTAGGTCGTCGTCTCCTTATCGGCGCAAATGCACTCCAAGAAGCAAACAGAGAGAACGAACCAATGCCAGACAACATCATGTCATTCTTGAAGCAACAACTTGAGATTTATGACGTTAAAACCGTTGTACGTCGAGTCGATGCTAGAGAGGCCAAAAAAGAGCTGCCGCAGAAAAACCCCATCCGTGGAGAGGATTTGACCTCGACTCATGAGGTTGTTTTTGAGCGTATTACAGCAGGCGATTACGCAGGTTCGATTGATGGCGAGCAGGTGGCGACAATCATCAAGTATAACAGTAAGTGGCGGGCCAATTACGGCTTCGGGGATGTGTGGTATGACACTCTAAAAGAGGCAAAGCAAGACCTTCAAGAGTTCTTTGTTCACCGAGGTGCTTGAAATGGGCAAACCTAGCAAGAACAAACGAGGATTCGGTTGTCCATCATTCAAGGTCGTTGCAGAGGCTCTACACGGCGATGCTTTCACCGTTGCTATGCTTCACGACTGTTGGTCTTGTTTCTTCCCAAAACAAGCCCCTAGTGTGGGTCAAATCTCCATGCTGCTGCGTGGAAATGCTCAAGACGCCGTGTACTTGATAGAGCACTACAAAACACGTTCTAGAAAGGACGAACTAGGACGCAATTCAATCTATGGAATATGTGACGCTTGGATGTCAGAAAACAAACCAACTAAGAAGTATTCACGCAAGTGAATGGATGTCCAATCCGAACGAGGCCGCCAGACTAACCGCAATTAATTTAATAATTTTATTTAGGGCTGCGATTTCAATCACTGCCTTCTCCATCTCCAAAAGTCTGCCTTCGATGGCAGATAATCGAGAATCCTGAGCGTCATCTACAGACATAGGACATTCCCGTTGTCGGCGTGTTTGATTGGCGGCCATTGGTCACGAACTGGGCCGCTTGCCAAGCCCTCATTGAGATTAAATCGAACCCAGTCAGGAAATTTATTTCCAAATGCGGAATCAAATGCCGCCATTGTACGAGCCGCAGCCACCGAGGTTCGGATAGCGGCGGTGTCCTGCATTGCTTCATCATCGGTTGATGGCAAATGTAAGAAGAAACTACCTGCTGCCAGTGGGTTAAGCATGAACTCAGGTCGAATTCCACCGTATCGCCACATTGGAAATACGTTGCCTCTCAAGGTCGCCTTGCTTATCATGTGCCCGTTTTCCATCAGAGTTGCACACATTGCATCATGTGATTCCGCTAAAACGCCCATGCTGTGAGTCAGGATAGGCACATTTGTGGTTTTCACGGTGAACATAAAACTGAATGCGATATTCGTCAATTCGGTTTCGGGCAAGCCACTCATTAGATGAATTGTGATATACAGATGGTCTGTGTAAAAGTCGGTAAATTGGTTTGCAGCAATTTGAAGACTAGGAAATTGATTGAAATTGGTAGGCTCAAGGTCTGTCATTTTTCCCATTGCCTTGAATAAAACCGAATCATCACCTGCTGATG